GCATACGTCGCGCTCATGCACGAACCGACAGCCATCGTGGCGCGGTTAAACAGTGTCATTTCGGTTCGACCCGCTACGGCGCCGTAGACGTAGTAAGGCTGTTCTCCCGGATTTTCTTGGAAGCGCATCGGGATGCTACCGACCTTATCGGCATTACCGGCGGAGCCGGCACTGTTGGCATAATTGACGCTGAAGTTGGAGGGGTTGTAGACGTTGACGTCACCTGCCGAAGCGCCACCAAACAGCCACGTCGGTTGACCGCCAAAACCGCTCCAGTTCAAACGGATTGGGCTGTTCCCGAACACGACATAGCCTTGATCGGTGGCGTCTACCGTTACCTTCAAGCCGTTACTGCCTGCCCAACCCATGCGTACTGTGTTGTTTGACTGTCCAATACCGCCACCCTGCTGTACAGGTGTATAACCAAGCACATTTTGTTTGGTAGCTGGATCGAAATTTCCCGAATGCCATAATTTGGTCCAGCCTCCCCATTCCGTTTTTTTGCCTGAGCGATACCAAATATTGCTGTTTTCGGTAAAACCAAGTTGATGGGCAGGCCCGCCGGTGAAATCCACGCCAGCACCAAACGAGCGAAAATTCATCACGCTGTGAAAAAGCCCGCCATCTGCCAGGCCGTCGCTTTGATTGCCCTGCATGGTAAAGGTGACGCCGCAGTCCTTATCTTGTGGCGAAAATTTGGTGTCACGGGCATCTTTAGACAGCACCATGTCTGCGGCTGTGGCGTTCGTGGCAGTACCGGCACCAGCGGCATAGCCAACGCGTAATTTGGATGTATTTACTAATCGAGCGCTGGTTGGGTCATCGCTGCCCCATAGCCAGGAAGTTTGCCCACCCGGCTCGTTCCAGTGAAACCGCATGTAGGCTGAATCGTTGCCGATTTTTTCAGCGGCCTGCGCACCGCCGGCGCTATCGGCATAGTTGACTCTGAAATTAGATGGGTTGTAGACATTCACGTCATCGGCATATGCGCCACCCAATACCCATTCAGGCTGCCCAGCGAGACCACGCCAATTAAGACGCATCGCCCGGTCGCCAAATACGAAACTCCCCTGGTCACTAGCGTCAACCGTCGCCTTTAGCCCCTTACCGTCAGACCAACCAATCTTGACGATATTTTGTGTTTGAGCAATGCCGGTACCTTGCTGAACCGGTGTAAAGCCAAGCGTGTTTTGCTTCGATGCGGGATCAAATGTCACTGAGTCCCACACCAGTTTCCAGACACGGAGTTTGAACGGTGGAGTTTGTCCTATGTAGCCGGAACGCTCCCAGGTGCGTTGCGTGATTCCGCCTTCTGCATAGATCTGACGCACGAAGCCACCACCGTTAAACGTCAGCAATGTGCCGTAGCCGTCACCACCGGCTGGCAAATGCGTGGCGTTTGTGATGCCGCGATCATTGGCGACTGAGACGTCGCGCACACCCGTTTCCAACAAGGTATCGCAATCGGTGTCACTGCTGGTGACAGCGGGCAGTTTGCGAAAATACAATGCGTTGGCGCGGTCTGCCGTGAGGTATTGCTTATGCGGATCTATGGCTGCCATATGATTGGCGATGGCCTGATCCATTGCCGGCGCCAGACCTGCTGGCGTGACTGCGCGAACAGCATCTTTCCCTGCCTTGGTTTCGTCGATGTTCGCAAGTTCGACCACGCCCTGGCGATCCACGGTTGCCGGCGGATTCGTAAAATTGGTATCGCCAAATGTCAGGGAGGTGGCTTTGATATTGGCAAACACCACGTCGGCGGCCAGCAGCATCATCGACTGCGTGGACTTTTGCAATATCGGTTCCGGCTGGCTGTAGACGCCCAGCAAGACGCCGTTGCTCAACCAATAGCCAATGCCGCGTATCGTATAGGTGTCTGTGCCGTCGTCGCGGATGGTGACGTGCAATGTATCGGGCGCGACCACTTCGCCGGAAATAGTCTTGATACGTTTGATCTCGCCTGGCACGGCGGTCGTGTCTTCATTGGCCGTAAAGACAGCAGCAGTAATGCCGATTTCCGTGATCTTGAGCGGCGCCGTGCCGTTATGTTCGGCATTGACCAGGGCGGCGCGACCGGCCTTGGTGATGATGATTTGGAGTCCAGGCATAGGGTTAGGTTTCAGTCAAATTTAAGCGGGCGTAGATCACAGGGCGGACCGTTGCTGCGACGGCAATTGCGGCTTGTGTCTCGATACCCTGGGTAAACGTAAAATGGCTGCGGATCGATTTTGTGCGATTGACCTCGGCAATCACATCATCGACAAATTCAGCGGTAGCGGATTGGCCGCCGGCGCCGGATAGCGTCAGCACCAGGTCGAACGTGTACGGTTCACCCATCGGCGTTTTTTGCCACCACTCACGCAGCAGGATGGAACCGCCAAAGGCGGCCACCACGTCCTTGACCGCCTTGGCGGTTCCCTTCTGCCGGTGGATCTTCATGGCATTGCGCACGCGGGCGCGCTTTACTTCTTCCGTCCAGTAAGATTTCCAGCTGTCGACCGACCAGTGCCAGGCTAACCACGGCAGCAGATCGATATCGATCTTGTCCGGGTTGTGGAGCGTGCGCAGCGGGACCGGAACGTTCGAGATTCGCGCCGTGGCCGTTTCCAGCGCCCGTTCCATCGGCGTGGCGTTCGGCGGCAACAGGGAGGTTATTTTCTTGCTCATGCTTTGCCCCAAATGCCGGCGTACTCGATGTGCATGTCATCGCAGTAATATGCCACCAGCTTGGAGATTTCCGGATCGACGGTCGGTGTGATCAGGATCACGCGCTCGACACCAGGTACATGGACCGCCGCATCAATACCGGAATGCGTAGGCACGCGACCCAGCTGGTGCGCGTCCTTCGCATAGCTCTGCATGCGTTTGATCGCTTCGGCCAACACCACCGTCGGGTCTGGGCCAGAGAAGCTGTACAGCTTGGCATGCACCTGGTAGCGGACGATTTGCGCGGCGCGCACCAGGACGTAGTCGGTGAGCGGTCGAATACCGTCCTCGGCCATGCGGGTGGAGACAATATCCAGCAGCTCCTGCGAGGGTGTGCCGTCGCCCTCATGCGATAGGATCGTGACGACAACTGTGCCAGGCGATGGACTGGTGGCCGTCGCGTTGCGCACGCGTCCGTCCGCGCTCAGGGCGTGGAAAATATATGCGCCTTCGGGACCGGCGACGGACATGCCTTGCGGCGCCAATTGGATGCGCCGACGGTAGTCGTCATCGGCTTCCATGACAGCAGCGGTTCCCTTGTTGGGATCCGCCGGCCAGATCTGCAAGCGCGGCACGTCCATGTTGGCGCCGATTTGGTCTAGGTCGGTGCCCATTGCATATGCCAGCATCAGAGCGCGGGCGGCTTCGTTGATACGTTGGCGCAGCTTCAATTCGCGGTATACGATCAATTGCACCACCTTGATAGCGGGATCGGATTCCGTTAGCTCGTCAAGATCGACGCCTTCCGCTTCCAGGTCCACCAGGTGGGCAGCCAGAATGGTCTCGTAGTCCAGCGGCTCGATGACATTCGGCGCCGGCAATTGCGACAGGTCGATAGCGGCGCTCATAGCGGTACCCCGGAACCAACAGGCACATCCAATTGGACGCTCTGTTCGTTCGTGACGCCGTCGAGGATCAGCGTCGCCTGTCCGTCAGAACCCCGTTGTAATTGCACGCCGGTGAGGGCAATGCGGCGCTCCCAGCGCAGCACAGCATAGGCGGTGGCGGCATAGATACGCAGCACGGTGGCACCGTTCAAGGGTTGGTCAATCAGTTCCGGTACTTCCGAACCATAGTCGCGCCGCATGACGCGGGAACCGATAGGCGTGGTGAGGATATCGGCCAATGACTGGCGGATATGCTCCAGGCGGGACATGGTGCGACCGGTACGGGCGTTCATCATTTCGGGCCACCTGAATCGTCGTCGCCTTTCTTCACGCCGCTATGTGGGTGCTTGACCAGACTGATGCCGGCAGCGACCACGTCTATGGTGGCTTGGATGACGCCTTGTACCACGGCGGCGGGGCCGCCAGCCTTGCCGGCTTGGACCTTCATGCCGGCATTCAACGCCGACATGCCGTTGACAGTCAGATTCTGGTTAACGACCAAATTCTTTTGCACCAGCAGGTTGCCGGTGCATTCCGTATCTTCGGCGTTTGAGGTCACTTTGCCAGGCGCGAGTGTGACGCTGGTGTCATCTGGCAGCGTGGCCGTCAGGGTGTGCGCCGCACTGTCGTATTGGACCACGGTCCCGTCCAGGTAGCGGGTCGTGTGGTGTGCTGGATTGGTTGATGGCGATTTGTATTTATCGGAATAGATTGCCGGCAGGATCGCAGCATTGTCGAAATCACCTTCAGGCGACAACACAATGACCTGTTCGCCCATGGAGGGCGGAAACCAAGTCTGCGCATCGCCTGCGCGTAACGTGATCCAGGGGCGCCAGTTGGTGACGTTTTCGCCGACCTTGACACGCACGCGCTGGGTGTCGTGATTGATGTCGGCAATGGTGCCGAATCGAATCAGATTCAGGATTAAACGCAGCAGGTCGGAGTAGTCAGCAGTCATGCATTGCATGTTGCCGCGTGGCCGGGATCGGCGCACCTGGTAGCGGGTTGATATGAGGCATACCAACTGCTAGAGGATGTTTTGTTGCGAGGTGGCGTACTACAGTGCCGGTCTGGAAAAAGAACGCGGCGACGTGGACAGTGCGGAAACACTGCCTACGCCACCGTGCCAGCAGAATACGGCTGCAAGCAAGGCCAAGGCCGCGCCACCTGTACAGGTAGGCCGAAGGCTATCATATTCGCGCAGGTATACCCAAATGCAAGATATTCGTTGTGGAAGTTGTTCCCGAAAACTCGGACAAGGTGAATACATCACTCTGTCCATCAAGTGCCCACGTTGCGGCACATTAAATCATCTGAGAGCCACGCGCCCCGCACCAGCATGCCGTCGAGCATCTGACTATGGAGTAGTACGTGCAAGCATGTCCGATCATTCCCTGGATGGGTGGCAAGCGCCGCCTGGCCGATAAACTCATCCCGCTATTTCCGCCGCACGAATGCTATGTCGAGGTGTTCTGCGGTGGCGCCGCGCTGTATTTCCTGCGGCCAATGCCGGCTCGCACCGAGGTCATCAACGACATCAATGGCGAACTGGTCAACCTGTATCGGGTTGTGCAGCACCACATGGACGAATTCGTGCGGCAGTTCGAGTGGGTATTCAGTAGTCGGCGGCTGTTCAAATGGCAGCAAGATACGCGCCCCGAAGCGTTGACCGACATACAGCGGGCCGCCCGATTCTATTATCTGCAGCAGCATGCGTTTAGTGGCAAGGTCGCAGGGCAGAACTTCGGCACCGCCACGACCGCACCTGCAATTGACCTCAGTCGGATTGAAGAAAATCTGCGTGCGGCCCGTTTGCGCATGGCAGGCACTTACGTCGAAAACCTGCCCTGGTTGGAATGCATGAAGCGCTACGATCGGGAGCACACGTTCTTTTATCTGGATCCGCCGTATTGGCAGATGGCTGGCTATGGTGTGGATTTTGCGATCGAGCAATACGAAAAAATGGCGGAATTCATGGGGACATGTAAAGGTAAAGTCATGGTCAGCATTAACGACCACCCGGACATCCGCAGGGTGTTTGATGGTTTTACGATGATGGGACTGGATATCAAATACAGTATTGGCAGCACACACGGTCAGCCAGTCACCAGTCGAGAACTGGTCATTATCAATTGGGATGCGGATGTGGTGACACAGCTTTTCTAAGTTTTCCGGTATTACCCTGGACACCGCAAAAATATTCACGCGTTGCATTGCGGAAATTATCAAATTAGCTATGATACATAGGCAACAGCAAGTACGCGGCATCATTGATGCCTCGTCTCCGTACGTAGAATGCATTTCCAACTGGTGAAAAATATGAACATTAAACCGAGTCTAGTCACAACCAAATTTCGGGATCTTTCTCATGGTGATCTGTTTATCTTTGAATACGATTCTCACAAATGCCCGGCGATCAAATTAATTGATCCTGTCAACGATGGCAGAGAGATGATGATTGCGCTCGGCCCTACTCTCACTCCTGGTTCTAAAGTACCGGAGCTAGTGGGAGAGCTGCTTTTATCAGTCATATCTTTTGGTAAGAACTACACTATTCAACTTCCTGTGCTTGCTGAAGATTGGGTGATTGATGATCAGCCTAGAGGCAGTTTGGCTACCAATGGGCAAGATGTTTATTTTTATCTTCAGTCGCAAATCGGAGGAATCTATATAGATATAAAAAAAGGAGAGGTTTGCAAGGCCAAGCCACAAGGAATTCTTGCTTATACAAAAGCATGGAAAATTGGCATTCAAGACGGCGATACATTTCAACCGGTTGCAATTGGCGCTTAATTGCACAATAAATCTTGTAAGAACAGGCGCGCGTGCGGATTGTCGATGACGTGACGCCACTCGGATAGTCAAGCCTTCAAACGTTATCTAGGTGACGTAGCAACGAATCACGAATCAAGTCCTGATCGGTAGCGCCAAAGCCAAGTAATGGTCGGGCCGGATAGCGATATTCCGGTCCTTTTTTTGCAACCTTGTCTGTCAATCCATCCTGGTGCACGCTGGCGATCCGGGCCACGCGCCCAAAAAAGCCGACCGATAGTTGGTTTTCGTCCTGCTCTATCTTGAGATTTTTTTGAGTGCGGATTTTTTCAAACATCGCGGCTTTCTGCCGTTTGATCCTCCCTTTTTTAGCGCGTAGGTTCTTGCGCTGCTTGCGCTTCGCGTAGGGCGCGCCGTCCGGCGCCTGCTGGCTGGCGATACGTTGCACCTGGCTACGACGCAAGTCCTGGGCAATGCGGCGTGTGATGACGCGGCGTTGACCAGGTTGGAGCTGGGCCAGCAGTGCGCCGGCCCAGACTTCCAGGGTAGATAGATCGTCGCTCATTCCGGGTTGGCCGGCGTATGCCACTCGGCCAGCACTGTGTCGCCCGTATAGGCTTGCCAGAATGCGTCAGTGTATGCCGGCGTGGATTGCGGCTCGGCCAGGTGGTTGACTTCCAGCCGACCGGCGCCGGCCGCCTTCACCACGACGCGCTCAGTCAGCGCCAGCGTAATCGCCAGGTCTATCGACGTGTGGTTGTTGTAGTCCACATCAAAGCCGATACCGGTCTTGCGCAACTCGGCGTTGTCCAGCAAATCGCGCTGGTGTATCTGCACCCAGGCCAGCAACGGGACCATGAGTGCATCCTCGCTGCCACTGTAGTCGGTAATGATGATATTGAGCTTATACCGATATTCAAACGACAGGGAGGCGGTGCCTGTCGCCACAGTATTGCCGCTCTCCGCAAAGATCAGCAACTTATCGGGGTTCTGCCGCAACT